CGTAGGCCTGATGCCATAGGAACTGTCCCAGGTTGAGCAGCAGCAGGCCCAGAATCATAATGGCCACGTCTCGCCTGCCAGTGTCCCGCCGCTGGCCACGAAGGCCAGCAGCAGGGCGACGGGTTGCCTGGATGGGTGCCTGCATCAGCCAATCCTCTTCATGAAGTCGTGCCGCTCGTTGAGCCTCTTCGCCCAGCCGGAAGCCAGGTGCAGGCGCTTGGTTTCCTCCAACAGGATGATGCCGTGCTGGTAGTAACGGAACCGAACCAGGTTGATAGAAAGCCTCTCGACGAACCAGCCATCAGGCAGGCGAATGTCAGCGATGGGAGCGAACCAGGCATCAAGCGCGGACTGCTCATCTGGAAGCAGCGTACCGCCGCGAGCGATACCGGCCTCGATTATTTCCTTGGCCTTGGCCTTAGTCGTGATCTCCATCAGCAGGCCACCGCGAAGCAGGGCAGCTCCAGCTCGTCAATAGACCAGATGTTGAAGCCATTCTGCTCTGCCGCCGCCCAGTCACGGGGGCTGAGATCCTTATGCGGAATCTCCTGAATCTCGGTGGTGCCGAGGAAGATTTCGGCATAGGTGCGGTCTGCCGCGAAGGTGGCCGGGCTGCCGTTGCTCATCAGGAAGGTGTTCATCTTGTCCCTTTCGTATTGCGTGCCGCGCTTGCGGTCACGTGTTGAATATTAAACCAGTCGCGCGCCACTGTCAAGCGCCTGGCGAAAGATTTTTCTCAGGCCTGCGGCTTGCGCGAGAGCTGCCAAGCGCCCACAGCCGCAAGGAAGGCCGATACGGCCTCGATGACGGCCTGGCCGATAGCCTGCGGGTCGGCCTGGCTGATATCGCCAGCAAGCGATGCCTGCGCGAAGGCAGAGGCCACCGCCAGCAGCGCGGCTACCAACCGGATGCCGTTGCCACCGCTCGGTCCTGCCGGCGACTTCTTGACGGCCTCGGTGATGATGGCGATCGCGCCGCCCTGGACGGCAGGCTGTCCGGCCAGCCAGTGAACGGCCTGCATGACTACCTGCATCCAGTCCATCAGATGACGCCTCCGTTGGCTCGGACGGCCTGCTTCAGCTTCAGCGGGACGGCCTGGTATGTCTTGCCGATCTCCGCCCACCAGGTCGGACGGCCAGCGATCCGAGGCCGAATGTCGACATGGATGAAGCCGCGCCCAGGATAAAGGCCGATGCCGCCAACGTGCGGAAGCTGGCTCGCCAGCGCTGCGGCCTTGATGCAGGCCTCGTCGTCGCCGATGGCGATATCAGCCGCGATGCCAGAGCAGTGTTGCGAGCCTGGAGCGCCGCCGATCTTGCGATTGTACGCAACGGAACGATAGCCGCTGTTGATTCCGAGAGGCCTGCCAAGGCGCTCGCGCAGAGGCTCCAAGGCATGCTCGCAGAGGTCGCGCAGTCGCTCGATGACTTCTTCGGAAGGCTTGACCGGATCGCCCGGCGCAAGCAGCTCGTCCAGCTCGAAGTGCGCAGACAGTTTCACGGCCTGGTTCCAGGGAAGTGCGAGCCGACATATCCGGCCACTGCGCCAGCGGCGAGCGCTGCGGCCTTGTCCCAGAGCGTGGCGCCAGCCTTGGACACGAGGCCTTCCAGCCTGGCCACGCGCGAGTCAAGGTTGCGGACCTGCTCGGCCAGTCCAGGACGAGCGGCGCTTCCAATGATGGCGTCGTGCAGCTCGCGCAGCATCGTTCGTTCGAGTTCGTCCATGCCTATCAGTATGGCTGAGGGACTGCGCCCGTCGGAAGTGTTGGCGAGCCAATAACTAGGTTCCTCATCGTCTGCCAGCATCCGCCTCCGTTGATGATTTCTAATGTCGGCGGTTCGAGCCACGCAGTAGCGCCGCTGGTGGTCGCGTTGGCGACGGCTGTTCCGTCGATGTAGAGGTAAAGCCGCAGCGTTCGCACCCCTGCCATTAGGTAGTTGACCCACTCTAGCCGGTACTTCCGGTAGGCTCCATCGTAGTAGGTGGAAGCAGGGACCCAGCTGCCGGCTGTCGTGCCGTTGTTGTTCTGCTTGCCGAAGCCTATATCGTTGGACGCGCTGCCGGTCACGCTGCTGCGACGGATGAAGCCTTGGTGCATGGAAGGTGTCAGAGTCGTGTTGCTGTTCGCGCCGATGATGACACGATCGCCAAGGTTCGGATTGGCCGTCTCGCCAAAGCAGATATCCGCCTCAATGTAGCCGTTCTGCACGAGCCAGCGAGGATATGTCCAGGTTCCTTCTGCACTGTACGGAATGCCCTGCGTCTCGACGTAGGGAACGCTGATGCTGTTGGCGTTGTTCGTCGTTCCAGTCAGCAGGTACGCACCATCAGCGACGACAGTAGCCTGCGCGTGCGCGAAGTATGCAGTGACAGCGCCACGTCCACGAAGGTTCAGATAGACAGCTGTGATGTTTGCTCCTAGCGCTCGCTGAATGGTGATACGTCGCCAGTCGTCCGTGAGATCGTTTATATCGAATTCCGTGAATCCAGCGCTGTCAGTCAGGCGAAGGGTAAGCTGGCTGTTCGGTGTGCTGGTGCTGTTACGAACCCAGATGCTGATCTCGACAGTCTTTCCGCTCAGGTTCTCGGCGTTCAACAGAGCCTGCTCGATATATTGGCCGGCAGCGAAGACGCCGGAAGCCGCATCCGTCACTCCTGATGGTCCTACCTGCCGCGTGCTTGTCGTGATGGCTGCGCCGTTGACATACCAGAGTCCTCGTGTACCGCTGACTGCTGTTGTCTTGTCGAAGCGGTTGGACCAGGCAACAAGGTTCTCAAGCCGCCGGACGCCGACGATATCCTGCCGCCTGGTCTGCGTCGTGCTGGTGGTCGGAATGTAGCTGGTGGCGTTGGCTGCGGTCTGGCCCGTGGCGAGTTCGACCTGCGCCCCCCACCAGTAGTTATCAGATGTTGCACCGCCAGAAGGTGAAGCTAGGCGCAAACTGATCGATGTGCTGATAGTTGTGAAGATGACGGTATATCTTGCCCAGTTAGCACCAGGCGTGAACTCTGTTGATGCCAAAGTGGAGCCGCCGCCGTCTGCGACGATGAGCCTTGATGCTGCACCTGCCGCTCCAGCTCGGCAGTAAACGGATGCGACATAAACTGAGGTGTTCGACACCGTTATTGTCTGGCGCCGGTCGCCGTATGTGGCAATTGTCGTCGTGATCTGGTCCGCGGTGTTGCTACCGTCGGGAGCGGTCGTGGTATCTGCCACGACGGCAACTCCGGCTCCGCCAGTCGCCCATGAGGCATTATCAATAGCTTGCGACTGCAAGACGAGGTTCGTCCGGTCCGGCTCCACAAGGAGACCTGCCGTCGTTGCCGAGTAAGTCCCCGAGTTGCCGAATCGCGGTTGATCCGGGTGCGCGGTCCGAAGGCCGGATGATGCCGTGAACGCTGCGTTCGCGTAATAGGCTCGCGTCTGCCTCGTGTTGTAGACGATGGGAAGAGCCCTGGTGCTTTCGGCTGTCGCGAGGCCGTCCCAGCGCCAGCGCGTGCCGTATATGCTGCTGGCGATGGTGCCGGCGATTAAGGCCCCGCTCGATTCCTCATACCGCAGGTAGCTCGTTCCAGCTGGAACGAACAGGCCCATATCTTCCGTGATGGTGGCGACGCCGTTGACTGGAGTTATGCTGATCCGGCGCGTGAAGCCTGGCGCCGTGCATCGAACGTAGAAGCGGGTCGTGCGAGGTCCGCTGACGCTGATGGTCAGGACAAGCGGGGTCGGCGCCGTGCCGAGGTTGGTGACGGCAGGCGCGTTCCCTGCGGCCAGCGCGAAGGCGTCCAGCGTGCGAGTAGAGTTGCCGTTGGTGTGGTTAAGCGTCTCGCCATTGACGGTCATTCCATAGGCGCTGCCTTCCGCGTAGCCGTACATGGCGCGCCAGTTCCCAGGGACTGCCGTGACAGTGCTGGTGTAGTCGAGTGTGCTGCCCTGCATGGCCTTTAACCGCTCAGGCCGGATCGTCTGCGGCGCGACTTCGAGGCCGAGACCGCCTACCTGAAGCACGGCGAGCGGAGCAGAGACGAGCTGCTGCACGGACAGCAGGCGCGACCATCCTTCCGCGAGACCGCCGGAATGGATGATGTATCCGGTCAGAAGCACGTCCCGCTGCGCTCGCGTCTGCAAGCGAGGCGTCACGCGGAACGGCCCATCGAAGGTCTGCTGAATGCTGCCGGTTCCGACCTGGCTGGTATCGCTCAGGCCCGTGGCGCGGTTCCAGTCGAACTTCGAGTTCACGCCGTCGTTCAGGTGAACTGCGCCCAGGATAGGTCCGCTTGGAGTCGTCATGGATCCAGCTTAGGCCGAGTAGTCGCGCAGCGTATAGGTGGCGTTCAAGTCCTCGCTGCCGCCGCTGTCCTGGATGGCCCAGACGAACAGATCGAGGTTGGTGCCGTCGTCCATCGAGATCGTCACCGTGTCGCCAAGGTCTATGCGCGGATCGAGGATGCCGCTGACGGTGTAGCTTCTGCTGCCGCGCAGGTACTCGTCCATGTAGTCTTCCGCGTAGCGCCTGGCCTCCGTCACCGTGATCTGCTCCATCTCGATCACCTGCATGCGGTCGAAGCGGTAGGTACCTGTTGAATCGTACTGCGGCATCACTCGCTTCAGGTAGGCAGTCTGCGCGTACCGCTCGCTGATAGGCTTGGTAGGAGACTGGTTCCACCAGATGCTACCGAAGCCTTGCTGGTTGAGAGTCGTGTAGCCGGTAGGCGCGCTCGTCGTCAGGTCGTTGACGCGCGCTACCCAGATGCTGCCGACATTCGCCATCAGCTCGATCTCGGTAGAGCTGAACTGCGCTGCGCTGGCTGCTACGCCATCGTTCGGCCTTCCCTCGATGACGATGGCGAAGCGGCTGGAATAGTCCAGGCCGAGAAGGAACATGGCTTCTTCGAGTAGCTGGCCTGCGATGACGAGAGGCTTGCTGGCCTCTTGGAGCGCGTAGCCCATGCCGTTGACGTAACGAGTCGTGCTGACGCCTGCGAACGTGGTTTTAGTCACCTTCACGCTCACGGCTCCAAGCGTGCCGCCTGGGTAGATGCGCAGCTCGGCAAGCAGCGGGAACGTCTCAGGCGCGATAAATGGCAGGTTCATCGTTACCGTAGCCAGATTGGTAGCGCCTGCCGCCGTCCAGGTCGTCGAGAGGCTACGGTCGCCATCGAACAGGTACGCTTGGTTGTTCAGCGTTCCTGTCGTCGTGACGACGTTCCTGCATTGGCCAGCGATGTTCACTGGCGCCTTCAGGATCGACTTCACCGCGACCGCCGTGACAGGCTCCGGGATGGCGTCGGTGGTGATGCTGTAGACCTGATCCAGCGTCGCGTCAGGCGTCGTGGCCTGCGAGTAGGCGCCGACCTTCAGGCGACCGTCAGGCAGGTCGTGAACGAACACGTTTGGCGCTGCCGCGAGGTCAGTGACTTCTTCCAGCACCTTGTCCCAGGTCGTGTTAGCTGCGCTGTAGGCTTTGACGTAGCAGCCGCTGAAGCTGCCCTGCACGAAGTCGGCAGAGCGGTAGAACTTCGTCACGTCCGTCGCTGGGTAGTCGGTAAAGGTCCGATAGACGAAGCTCTCTACGCTGGCATCGTTCAGGCCTAGCGTGCCCTTGATGCCCGGCACGAAGCGCGCTGTGCCGTCGCTGTATACGCCATCCGTCGATGCCAGATAGTGCCTAGGCCGAAGCGGCAGCAGGACGCCTTCCCTGGCATCGAAGGCGAAGCTATCGCGCGTGTATTCGGTGCCCAGGCCGCTCGTCGTGAAGAAGCGCGTTCGGCTTCCGGTCGAGTCAGGGATGAACTGCCGCTCAATCTCGCTCGTGACGATGCGCAGCGGCGATCCTTCCGGGACAGGATTGGCGACGCCGACAGGCGTGACGAATGCCGTTGTTAGCGTGATGACGCCATTGACGTCCGTGCTGGCGATAGGCGCGAAGTATTCGGTGCCGTCGGTGGCCGTGTACGCAAGGATCTCCTGGTAGATGCCAGGTGCCACGATCGCCGTCGAATAGGCGTTCTTGAATGCCTCCGGATCTTGAACGTAGATGGTCGTGCTGGTGCAGCTTGCCGCCGCGAAGGTAGAGAAGCTATCCGTGATACGTCGCCTTGGCGCCGTCTCGCTCGCGCCGTAGGGCATGCGGCCATCCGGGATGCGCACGAAGGTCGGATCGCCCGAGTAGGTCGGGAACGTGATGCCATAGCCACGCATGCCGAAGTAGCGCAGCGCCCAGAACTTGACGTAAATGGTGGCCGCCGGCGCCGTGGCGAAGGTCAGCGAGACTTGACTGCCGCTGGTGGCGGTGACGGAATAGTTGGCAGGCGACGCGTAGGCGCCAGAGAAGTCAGCGTTCGGCGAGACGATGATGCCCGGATAGGTGCCGCCGGTCAGCGTTGCGTCTACGGTGTGCCAGCTCCCAGGGATGGAGCCGGACCAGCCGGCCAGGCCGGTCGTCGTGATGGCCACGTTGACGGCCTCTGCGAAGCCGGTGAAGACTTGGCCTGACGGAACGGCCTGGCTGTTGCCGTCCCAGTAGAAGCCGTTCACCCGAGCGTTCTTGAGGCGCTGGAGCGTGCCGAAGCTCGTGATCTCCTTCGTCTGGACGGTTGCCCCGCTCGCTTCTTCGTAGGCATCCGTGATGCTATCGATCGGACCAGTGTGGTACGGCCAGCTGTTGCCGACCGCATCCACCAGATCGATCTCTAGCTGGTAGTAGGCCTGCACGTCCGACAGCTCTGGCACGGCTTCGGCCAGCAGCTTGAGACTCGTCTGCCACGTCGAGCCATCGAGCGCGCTGCTACGGGATCGGTTCAGGATGGCAGATGGCGGCAGCTCGTAGTACGTCCAGCTGCTCGGCGTCAGGTAGTCGCCTGCCGTGTAGGCGATCCGGCAGCTCCACTGAAGTTCAGCCGCGTCTACGGTGGCCGGGAGCGCGTTGCCGTTCCGATCCTGCGTGATCATCCGAGACTGCCTGGCCTGATTGCCTTGGCCTTCGGCAGGCCGAGCGGGGTACCGCTAGAGACTCCGCGCGACGTTCCGGCGCCACGGTTGCGGAAGAAGAAGGACTCTGGCGCGAAGGCGAAGCTATCACGCGGCCTCACGTCGAAGACATAGACCGGACGATCCGGGCTGCTGCCGTCGTTGATCGTCTCGGCAGTCTGTCCAACCACGCCCAGCTTGTCCACGCTCTCAGCCAGCCGCAAGGCAATCTCTCGACCTCCTGCCGTGGCGACGTCGATGCCAAAGGCCGCGAGCTGCTGATAGGCCGCGAGTTGGTCAGGTCCTGTACCAGAGATCGAAGTACGTGCAGCCTTGGCGATGCCGCCAAGATCTGATGCCGACAGGCTGCCCAGCTTGTTGATAACATCTCCCAGGATGGCCATTCCGCCAAGCGTTCCGCCAAGGCCAACGATCTCCTGCCGCAGAGACTCGACGAGCGCAGCGCCTGGTCCTCTCAGCGTTGCCTCGCGCAGGCTCTGATTGGCAGCCATGGCCTCTCGGTTCTGCCGTGCCTGCTGCGCGGCTTGGAACTGCGTGGCCTGCGCAGTCGCCATTTCCTGCGCTCGTGCAGCTTCTTGCAGCGCCAATGCAGCGTTGAACTCAGCTGTGATCTTGGCGCCTGCTGACTTGCGTGCTGCTTCATCAGCTCCAGTCATGGCGCTGATGAGAGGTCCGACAACGTTGCGCGCCGCCAGATCGACGAGCTTGGCCACGATGCCGAGCGCAGCCGGCGCAGCAGCCTCGACGACGCCAGCGATTCCGTCGCCAAGCTCGCGCCGCAGGTCCGGCGCCGCTGACGATACGATATCTTGCAGCACCTTGGCGCCGCCGTTCAGCGATGCCGTCAGCGCTCCACTGAAGTCGCCTTCGATGACCTTGGTCAGCGTATCGCCGAAGCCCTGCGCGATCGTCTTGTAGTCGGCTACGTTCTTCTTGTAGTTCTCGTCTTGGATAGCCTCGATCTCGCGTGCGGCATCTGTGGCGAACTTCGCTGCCTGCTCTGTCTCGCGCGCCCATCCTTCCTTCGCGCGCTCCCAGGACTGCCGTTCACGCTCCATCTGCTTCACGGTATCCGGGTCGATCGCGTATATCTCTAGCCTCTGGCTGAACGGAACGACGGCAGCAGCAGCCGAACGGCGCGAGGTACCTGCGGCACCACCGGCACCAGTGTCACCACCGCCGAAGCTGCCTTTAAGGCTCAGGCCACCAGCAACCACGCGAGGCACGACAGGGACAGCAGTGACCTTTGCCTGCACGCCCTTGAACATGCTTTCCGTCTCGCGGAATGCCTCGCCTGCCAAGCGCTTGATGTCCTGGAAGCCTCCACCGCCAGCGAGAGCGCCGAGCGCCGCACCCATGGCAGCGATGGCTCCCATGACCTTTCCAATGCCGGGCAACAGATACTGATTGACGAAGCCCAAGACGGCAGTCATGGCCGGAAGCATGATCTGTCCCCAGCCCTGCGCTGCATCTGCTAGCTGACGCTTCAGCAAGGCGAGCTGACCACCGAGGCCGCTGGTGCGCTCCTGCGCGATGGTTGCGTTACGAGCTGCCGAGGACTGCAAAGCAGAAAGGACTTCGAGCTGGCTGTTAGCGCCACGCACCTCGGGAACCATCTTCCCCAATGCGCGCGTGTTGCCCATCAGTGCCTGGCCGACCATCTGCGCGGCGTCGTTCACATCAACGCCGAATGCGATTGCCAGGTTGTTGACGTAGGGTAGCAGCTGCTTGATGGCTTCACTATTAGCCCCAAACAGCTTGAGCGTGGCTGCGCCCTGCGTCAGCGCGTCGTCATCAAAGAAGGCATTCTGCGAGCCGAGCTGCGATGCGAGCGTGGCCACCGATTCCATTTCGCCAGTCAGATCGCCGAAGGTGCCTTTTAGCATGGCCGCCGCCTGCTCGGCATCTAGGATCTCGGTGATAGGCGCGGCCAGCGAGCGGGTCAGCTTGTCGGCTACTTCAAGCAGCGCATTGGCGCCAACCTGCGCCACCGTAAAGGCGCCAGCCAGCTTGCCGAACCCTGCCGATCCGGTAACTGCTGCGGCTTCCATCTTGGTAGCAGCAAGCGACGCGGTTGCACCAACCTGCGTCAGTTCGTTGCTGGCCTGCTTGGCCTCGGTAGCGAACTTCTGAAGCTCTGTCTCACCCTTGGCAAGGCCAGCTACAAGGCCGCTGGTATCGCCCTCGATGCGCAGCCTTAGCGTCGTCTCGTCCGCCATGGCTACCTCCGCATCCTGCTCTCTGCCTTCGCCTGTGCCGCTCGTTGCTCGGCTTCCATGGCCTCAAGCGTAAAGAAGGCCGCCCACTCTGTTAGCTCGCTGCTGGTCATCTCGTCAGACAGCCTGGCCACGGTCATCCCTAGCTTTCTTGCGAGAGCAAAGATGAATCGCCGCTCGGGCTGTCCTTCGAGTTTCCCATGGCCTCTTTCTGGCTACCGCTCGCCAGGCCATTGACCTTCAGCACAACCTCAGAGATCGCGCTGATGAGGGAGTCAGGACCATCAACGTCCTCGACCTGCTGCCAGAGCTGTTCGCCATCGACCGTGTAGACGGCCAGATGAAGGAGCCGCAGCAGCCAGTCGGACTTCAGGCCTTCGCCTTCCGCCGAGGCCGCGCGCCAGGCTTCCCGCTCGCGCACGGTCAGGTCCTTGACCTTGAGCTGTAGCTTGCCGTCTGCGACTTCGACGGATTGGAACGATGGAGCCAGCGCCGCCAGGATCTGCTCGCGATTCACTAGAACGATCCAGACGTTGCCCGAGTGATGGCACCGCTAACCTGAAGGGTAGCCGAGAAGGTCACCACGCCATCAAAGGCTGTAGGAGCTTCGTAGTTGGTCACAATCATGGAACCAGTATATCCAGGAGCGCTGGCGCTGAAGGTGGCCGTGCCTGTCGGGTTGAGGCTAAAGGTCACGAGCGATCCGCTGTTCCATGCATCGTAGATGACCTGATCGATGGCGGTGCTGCCTGCGCCGTCCCAGCGGCCAGAGAGGCTGATCGAAGCGTTCCTCAGGCCCTCGATGTAGTCGCGCGAGCTGTCGCCCATCGTGGTTGTTTCGAGCGCATCCTTCGTCAGCGAGAGGCTGACGTTGGTCAGGTACGCCGTGACCTCATTGGAGCCGATCTTGGCCTTATAGCCTTTGCCTGCGACGAATGCCATGGTGCCCTCCTTAGAAGCGCGCGAAGCTCACCTGGAAGGTGATGCTCGTGGATGCGGTGGTCAGGGCAGCCCTGACGTAGCGGTTGACGGTGCCAGAGACAGCGGTACGGGTTGCGCTGGTGCCGGACAGCGCGCTGAAGGTGATCAAGTCCACCCAGGTGCTGTTATCAGTCGAGTGCTGGATCTTCACGACGCCAGCGGTGCCGCTCTGCGCCGTGACGAAGATATATCCGGCGCCACCGTTGGCGCTGCTCGTAGCATTGTCAACGCTGGCATAGTTGGCTGTAGCAGTCTCAGCAGCGATGGCATGAAGGCTTACCGCTCGCTCCCATCCGCCATCCACCTGCAAGCTGGCCCCGAAGGTAACGAGGCCATCGAAGGAAGCGGCAGGCTCGTACTGCGCATCCCAGACACGGCCAGCATAGCCAGGAACTCCGATGGTCAGGCCACCAGGAGCGATCAGAGCGTTGGTCACGCTCGCGTTCACGAATGCAGCCTGCAACTGCTCGTCCTGCGCGTCATCAGCGCCGTCGAATAGGCCAGACAGCGCAGCCGTTCCAGTCCGTAAGCCTTCGATGAAGTCTCGCGCCGAGTCTGTCATGGTCGTTGTTTCGAGCGC